CCTGGAACCGCACGTAGCGGATGCCCGCGACGTAGATCGGTTCCTTGAGCCCGCCGCTGCTGTAGTCGATTGCACCCTGCGGCATGGCCGACCAGGTCTCGCCGTCATTGCTGCCCTGCACGCTGATCGTGCCCGCGATGGTCGCGTCCAATGGGAAGTCAATCTGCGCCCGGATCGTCGCGTACTCCAGCACGTCGTACACCAAGCCGCTGTTGATCGACGACAGCACTTGCGACGGGTTGAACGTGCCGCCCTCGGGCGTGTTGATCGGCGTCAGGACGGTCGAGACGGTGGCCATAAATCAATCTCCTACCGGCGGCGGAGCCGGCGCGGACGAGGACGAACCGGCTTGAGCGTAGTTGGTGACGTTGGGGAACGGCGTAATCGGCGGCACGCGGAACGGGTCCTCGGGCGACACGATGGGCGCGGGCGGCGTCAGCGTCGGGCAGTCGGCGAACGCGGGCAACTCTTGGAAGTGCCACCGGACGCGGTTGGCCTCGACGCTGCCGATCACAATGTCGCCGACGACAAACGCCTCCACGTCGATGGTGTCGGGCAGCCGCTTCACGGGCCGTTGACCATTGAGCGTAAACACGCCCTCGGTGTTGGGGTCGTGCACCGCGATCGTGTACGAGATGGTCGACGCACGGCCCGGCGACGTGCCTTGCACGGCGATGATCTTTCCGAGGATGAGACGAGGGTCGGCCATTAGATGATCCGGTTTGCACCCGGCAGCAGTTGCCAACCAAGGCCGTCGTTGTTGTTGCCCGCGGTGCGGTTGCCGTACTCGTACAGCGGTTGCCACTCCATGATGGGCTTGTCCGTCTCGGGGTTGCCGACCTGGTACCCGACGAGGACGGTGTACTGGGGCCGCACGGGTTGACCGCCGACGCCGATGACCGGCGTGCAATACTGCACGTCTCGACTCTGCGGCTCGGGGAAGAACGTCGTGCCCTGGTCGTACTCCCACGTGTACGAGATGTCGTAAAAGCCCTCGTCATCGACCTGGCTGACGGTCGCCCCTTGGAACTGGTAGAGTTTGCCGTCGGGCATCAAGTGCAGTTTGTCGGTTTGGTCGGCGATGATGTCCAAATCGCGCACGTTGTCGATGCGGACCCGGACGTTGAGCGGGCGAACCACCCGTGTCTCCGCAACTTGCTTCTTGGCGATCTTCCACACCTTCTTGCTGATGGACCCGTTTAGGCCGTCGTTGATGACCAGCGATCGCACGCAGATGGGGATGTCCACCATGACCTTCCGTTGTGCCCATCCCCAGTGGTACCAAGCGGGATCATCCTTGTCGGGCTGCCGCAGGTCGACGAAGCGGGAGTCGTTGCTGTAGTCGCAGTCGACGTTGCACGTGCCGTCATTGCTGACGGACACGTTGTATCGGTCAAGGCGAAGGCCGGGCAAGTCGGGGTGGCTGGTGTTTGTCTGCGGAATGCCGTCGGCCAACAGTGCCGCCGCCGGGTCGATCGTGTCCACGACGAAGCGCCGACGAGCGGTCTGTTTGCCCGCCCGGTTTTTGGACCAGTCACGTTGAAGGGCGAGTTCGTACGCGGTTGGCACTTGTGACATGTCAGCCGACCCCCTGCACGATGATCTGGTTCATGTTGGCGGCCGCGGTCATGCCCTCGATCCGCAACTGCCCGGCGAGTTGGACCATCGACGCGGCCTGATCGGTGGCAAAGGCCCGGTTGGATTCCTCGCGGATGGCGCGGAACGATGCGGCCCATGAGGCCTGCACCTTGGCGGCGGCCTCTTGCTGCTGCCGCGTCATCTCCTGCATCTGGGCTTGGAAGTCCTCGAATTGCTCTCGACGCTTCTGCTGTTCGTCATCGATGCGCTGGCGGCCCTTTCGACCTTCCTCGTCCATGCGAGCGAGAGTGTCCTGTTCTTCGTTTCGTCTAGCGGCGTCCTTCTCTGATTCCTGTCGACGTTCATCCGCTCGTTGCGTTTGCGCCAAACTTCGTTGTAGTTGTTGAAGATCGACAATCTGACGACGCAGCGACTCTTGCGTATCACCCGTCATTATGTTCAGGAAGTTGGCAAAGCCGCTCTCGGTCGATGCGGCAAGTCTCGATTGCAGTTCGGTAACCTGCTCGTTGATTTGCCGGAATGATCCTTGTACATCGGCCAGGTTGAGCGTGTCCTTGAACGCCTGTGCCTTCTCGACGGACGTGGCAAGTGCATCGACGATGTATTCCCGAATCGCTTGGCCGACTTTGTAGGCGATTGCAACCGTCGCACCGATGGCGACGAACTTGCCGAGTAAGCCCTGCACTACCTCGATCTGTTCGCCGTACGTCTTTTTGACGCTGCGCAGCCGATCGCCAAGTGCACTGGTCGCCGCCGCCTGCTTATTTGTCGCGTCCGTCGCCTTGTCTGCCGACACCGCACCCGCGGCGTTCACCTCGCTGGTAGCCTTCGCCACGTCCGCCTTGAGTTTGGACGTGTCACCCTCAATGCCGATGGATACTTTGGCGACCTCAGTCACAGGTCACTCCTTATGCCACGGTCGGAACGTCGGCCACTCGCAGGGTGCCCGTCACGCGGACAACGTCATCGGTCTTCCATGACAGGTTTAGGCGATTCCAAAACGCCGGGAACGTGTACGTGCGGCCCGTGGCGACCGTAAGAACGCACGTGTTGTCGGGCTTGCTGTCGGTCGCGGTGATGTTCCAAGTGGGCTTCGTGATGGCGCCAGACGCCGCCGTGAGGCCGGGCAACGTCGTGCCCGCCGCCTGCGTCAGGTTGCCGCTGCCCGAGAAGTTGTACGTCAGTTCGGAGAAGTCGCCCAGGCGGACCCGCTGCACCAGTCGCGGGGTCGTGATGTCGCCGGTGAAGTTTGGGTCGGTCGCCCCGTCCTCGACCATCTTGAACGTCGCCGCGGCCGCCGCACCCGTGCTCGGCATGGACGGTGCCGTCGCGTCGTCGGCCTTGCAGGTGTACGTGCCCGACCACATGCCGATGCCGCCGGGCATCCAGCGACGCCACGACGTGCTCGGGTCGGTCGGCCCGGTCGCTCCGCCCGCGAAGTACGTGATGTCGATTTCCGGCCACGCGATGTCGATGCTCCACGCGTTGATGTACTGCACGTAGCCGCTCGCGTAGGTCACGTTGCTGCTGATGCCCAGCGGCGTCGTGGTTCGAGGCCAGATGCCGGAGAAGTCCACCGTGCCCGTCCGCAAGCCGGTAATGCGGCTGTGCATGTTGATCGTGGAGCCCGTCGCCTGCGTCACCTCGATTTCGTTGGATTCGAGGTTGATGGTGGCAAGGTCCGTGGTCATGCGGAGGGCCGTACCGAACAGGTACAGCAGGTCGCCGCTCGCCGCTGAGCAGGTCAGGTTGCCGGTTTCGGAAGTGAGCGGGTATGCCATGGGTGGTTCTCAGGGATTCGCGGCCAGTGCCGACACTCGGAACGTCGCCGTCATCGTCGCTTGGATCGAATGTTCGTCCGTCATCGTCGCGTCGTACGTTCGAACGAAACAGTGCGACGCCTTGGCAGTGTACCCGTTGGTCGGCAGGACCAACAGGTGGCGGTGAAAGCCATAGGTCGGAATGCGGCCCGCTTGGAGCACAGCGTTGCCATGGAGCCGATCCATGACCGCCGTGATTCGGGTATCAAAGTCAGCCGACGAGGCGTAGTTCTGCACCTGGTCCCACACGGTGAACGTCGCCGTGGCCGTCCACTCGTCCGCCGTCAGCGAATGGTCCTGCTCAAGGCGTACGCCGACCAGCAGGTACGGGTAGGTGATCGCCGCGGGCGTGCCGAACACGCTGTACGTGCCGCTGATGATGTTCCACGCACCCGAGGCGTACAGCCCGCCGGCGCCGGTGTCGGCCTTCACGCGGTCGAAGATGGCCTGGTAGATGCTGGACAGGATCATGCGGGGCTCCCGGGTGCAGGCTTGAATGCCTTGCGGATGATGCTGCGGAAGCCTGCACCAAACGCTTTGACCATGGCCATCTGGTTGTTCTTATTGGTCGCGGCGGGCCGCATGAACGGTCGAGGAGGCATCCGCACCGAACGCTTGAGCACGAACATCAACTCGCTTCTGGCGTTCTTGCCCTTGGTCGTTCGGAACAGGAACGCCACGCCGCGATTCGGACCCTTGCGGAACGTCAGGTTCTGCGTACGCAGGTCGCCGGTGTTGGATCGCATCTTGGCCGCGGCCACGCTCACGGGAATCGTCAGGTACTTCTTGGTCGTAGGCTTTAGGACGCCGCCCTGTTCATGGATGCGGGCGTACCTGGCGTTTGTCCCCACGATG